AGCCACAGGAGCGGGCGCGGCGGGGAAATCAACGTTGACAACGCCTGCGTTGTCGATGTGGTGGTTGTTCCCTCCGTGCTGATGGCAGACGAATTCGGGCTGCTTGCCGATGACACCGGCCAGCGCGTTCAGCGCTTCCGGCAATCCGGGGATTTCGATAGTCATTTTGATCTCAAACATGATTTGCCTCCTAAATGTTCTTCAGATCGTCGATGATTTGTTGCCAGCTTTCAGAAACGTTCAAGACGTGCCTTGAGTATTGACTTGAGTAGTAGCCTTGCTGCCAGAGCTTCGCAGCGCCGCCCTCGCCACAGTTATAGGCCATGAGGGCTTTGTGCTGGTCGCCGTACTTGTCCAGCAGCTCACCGATCAAGAGGACACCGGCAACAATGTTGCCCTCATAGTCGGTGGGTTCGATCCCAAGTCCGCGCAGGCGATCATAGTTAATCGGATGGACTTGCATCAGGCCCCAGCAGGTGCCGTTGTCTGCATCGAGGTTGAAGCTGCTTTCACATTCCGCGATTGCCAGCGCCAGTGCATAGGGAACGCCGTAGTCCTCACACGCCTGCTGCATTACCTCTTGAAGCTCGTAGCTCAGCGGAATGTCGTCACTGTGTAGGAATCTCTGCCCTTCTGTCTCCTGCGGTACGGTTTCCGATTCTGTGACCGGCTCGTCCGGTATGGAGGCGGTAGGGGCTTCGGTTTCCGGCACGGACATTTCAGCCGTGGGAGCGGGTGCGGTTTCCACCGGTGCGGGCGCTGCGTCTGATGCGCAGTTGACGGCAAAGATCGTAATTACGACCGCTTCCAATACTGCCAGCACAAAGAGGCCAAGAGCGATACGGCGCAGCCTATTGAGCTGCTGGTGCTGTCGTCTGCGTGTCGTCGTCATAGAACTTGCCTTCCTCTCTGCATTTCTGTAGCCACGCTTCGTAGCGGCGCAAATTCTCCGGATCGGAGTAAAACCGCTCAATGCCTGCAAGCAGCGTCCGGCAGAGAATATCCATTTGTACGCGCGGAATCTGCGTGCAGTCGATTTTGACGTTGGCCATGATGCTTTCCTCGTTTCTTACGGATTAACTGTGGGTTCGCTTGCCTGCCGCTGCTCAAGGCGTTCAAGCGCATCAATGATGCGCTGCTGGGTCGTGGCGTTGCCCTTCTTGTTGTGGAGAACAGCGGACAGGTATGAGTTCGTCAGCCCTGCTTCATCCGCAAGCTGCTTGCCCGTAATTGCCGCCATGTGCATACGCCCGACCACTTCAGCGGTCCAGTCGAAATTCAAATTTTCACCTCCAAGTTCAAATATTTTTGCAAAAGGAGTTGAAATATTTGCACTGTTGTGGTATCATAGAAAAGGTGTGTATCTGATACCCTTTCGACGGCTTCCTCCGTGCCAGCGGAGGGGGCTTGCCATGCTATGGCTGTCATTCGTTCAAATATTTGCTCCACGTTTTACATTATAGAGCAATCATTTGAACTTGTCAAGGGGGTTGGAGCAAATATTTGAATTTTCTTCGGAGGCAATATGTTTTACGATGTGTTCAAAAAGCTCTGTGATGATCGGGGCATCAATCCGACGCGCGCAAGTGTAGAGATCGGCTTCAGCCGTGGCAGCGTGTCTTACTGGAAGAAGCGCTATTCGGAGGGCTTCGACGCGAAACCTGATTCTTACACCGCTGAAAAGATTGCGGACTATTTTGACGTTTCAGTGGATTACCTGCTGGGAAGAACGGACGATCCGATTGACTACGACAAAAATGGGGACGCACTTGCAGAAATCCCGCTCACCTATGTTGAGGCTGCGAACGGTGATATGAAGAAAGCTCGGCAAATGATGCTTGCCGTCGATGCCGACGCGCTGCGGGAGGGGTGCCGGGATCTGCTGTCCGTGTTATCC